CAGGTATATTTACAAACGAGGTAAGGGTGAACTATGTAAACTTAAACCTTATTACGCCTAACCCTCCTAACTTTATTAACTGGTTTGGAGATGGAGCGCACAGCATAACTATTTATATAGGTAACACAAGTAGCTCTAATACTTACTATTTAGATGTGTTCAGAAATGGCGTAATAGTAAACAGTATAGCAGCTTCAGGAGATACTCTTTTTAACCCTGTTACTTCTGTTAACAACGTGCCTGGATTAAACGATATATACACTTTTGAGGTAAGAGCGGAAAACACACCTATAAACTTTGATTTTAGCATAGCTTATAAGTTTGTAGCTGGCTATCTATTTGATGACGGAGGGGTAAGCGTTCCCGAAGTAGCGGAGTATGCTTGTCAGTTTGAGACGTTAGGCAACACAATGAGCAGCGACTTAAATATATCTTTGTCTGCTCCTGATATGTTAGTAAGCGAGTACTTTTCGGGGGTACTTAGAATGTTTAACTTGACTTGCTATCCTACAGACGAAAATACTTTTCAAGTTGAGCCGTTAGAGTTTTGGTACAGCCTAGGCGAGGAAATAGACATAACCGAGTATACGGATGTTAGTAAAATAAAAATTGACCGACCTAAGCTATATAACAATATAGAGTTTAACTGGAAGGAGAGCAAGGCTTTTTTAAACGAGGCGTACAAGGACATAAACAACTTACAATACGGAACGCTGCGTAATTACTTTGGCTACGATGGAGGAGATTTTAAGATAGAATTACCTTTTGAAACTTTGCTATTTAATAAGTTTACGGATACTGATTTACAAGTAAGCTATTCACTAGAAGAAGCACCTAGTTATACGCCTTATATACCAGCTCCTGTTATGTTATATTTATACGATAGTAAGACGGTATCTTTTTACTTAACAGATGGAGTAACTCCCGAGGAGATTACAAGCTATATGCCTTTCGGACAGGAGATATATTACAACGCTGCCGACTACTCGATTAACTTTAACGAAGAGATAAGCTCACTTACTTTAGAGCCTGTCAGTAATTCACTTTATAACGTATATTATCGAGCTTATTTACAAAACTTATTTAGCAATAAAGCGAGGGTCGTAACGGTGGAAACAAACTTGCCTTTAAGGTTACTTAATTCTATCCAGTTAAACGATGCGCTAATAATACGAGATAAAAAGTACAGGATTAACTTAATGAAGTCGCAGTTAACGACGGGAAAAGTAACACTTGAGCTAATTACTGACATAGTGACACAACCGAGGACTATACCACCTACTGCTCCTCCATTACCTGTAGGTGGTGGCGATTTAGTTTTACCGATTAAACCTATTAAACCGAGTAAGGGCGGTTATTGGACTATTGTACCCGCTGCTCCTTATCCTTGGATAACTACGACACCTATAAAACTTGTAAAGCAGACAGGTGAAACAAACGTAGAATTTGACGTAGCAGCGAACGCAACAGGCAGCACGAGGTCTGCTTATTACGATGTAGAATTTTACGACGGTGACGGCAACCTATACAAAAGCGAACCTTATGTAATTACACAAGGCTCAAGCGTAGGGTTTATATTAACTGAGGACTTCGGATATTTATTACAAGAGAACTTAGACAAATTACAGCAATGAAGCATATACTAGAATTGTTAAAGATGAGCGACTGGCACGGGGTTAGTGAAAACGTGGACATAGCAAAAGGAAAGTACAAGCTCGAGACTACTATTAAGGGCAAAATGAAACAAGAGAAAAGACGTAAAGCATGGCAATAGAGAAAACAATAGAAATAAAGGTAGATGCTAAACAGGCTACCAAGTCACTAGATGAGTTAGGCGGCAGCTTCGAGGATGTATACGGAGAGATACAGCCTTTGTCGGGTCGTATAGGAGAGCTAGAGGATAGGCTTTACGAAATGGCTGTTGCTGGACAGCAAGGCACTCAAGAATTTAAAGACCTTACAGCCGAAGTCGGTAAAATGAAAAAGGTAATCGTTGACACCGATATGGTAGTTGACGGTATGAGCCAAACAATGGCGCAAAACTTAGGCGGTGCTTTAGGCGGTATTACTTCAGCTTTTGAACTTGGCGCGGGTGCTATGGGAGCTATGGGCGTAGAGAGTGAAAAGGTAGAGGAGGCACTTTTAAAAGTTCAGAGTGCTATGGCTATTGCTCAAGGGGTGCAAGGTATTCGAGAAGCTATACCCGCGTTCAACGGGCTTAAAAATAGCATTGTTTCGGCTGCGAGTGGTTTAACTACATTTCAAAAAGCGTTAATAGCTACAGGGCTAGGGGCTATTGTTGCGGTGGTAGGTGCTTTAGCTGCTAACTGGGACAAGGTAACAGAATTTCTCAGAGGCACAACTAAACAACAGCAAGCATATAACGAGGTAGCAAATAAAGCGGTAGAGATAGCAAGCGAAGAGCTTAACGCTTTAGACAAATTACAGCGCACTATAAACGATGAGACGGTAAGCAGAGAGGATAAGAACGCAGCCGTAAAAGAATTGCAAGAGGGTTACCCTGACTTACTTAAAAATATAGATGCTGAGGAGGTAAGTTTAACCGAGCTAAACAAGGCTATAGAGTTGAACTCAGAATTAGTTATGCTTAACGCTCAAATGCAAGCAATAGCAGAGCTACGAGCTGAGGCGATGAAAGAGAAAATACAAGCCACTACAGATGCTCAAACAGGACAGAATGAATCTTGGTTAGATGGAATTACAGCGATAACAGCTTATACGTATGGACTTGGTGATGTAGTAAATGAGGAAACTTTAGCAGCTCAAAGAACTAAAGAAGCTACTAAAGCTGCCGAAGATAAGATAGATGTTTACGATGAGTTAGAAAAGTCTATTCAAAGTCAAGTTAAAGCACTAAAAGAGCAGCTAGGCGTAACAGATGAGCAAAAGCTATCAGAAAAAGAATTAGAAGAACAACGCAAGAAATACGCAGAAGATAGAAAGGCTCGTATAATAGCCGAAATGGAGGAAGAGGCTAGACTTCGCAGAGATGCCGATAATTTTATAAAAGACCTTGAGGAAAGACTGGCTTTAGAAAAAGAATTAAAAGAAAAAGCAGCTAGAGAAGACAAGGAAAGAGAGCAAGCTTTATTAGAACAGATACAAGCAAGCTTAGACGCTGAATTAGCAGCCGAAGAAGCTAAAATAGATGCTGCAATAGAAGCCGATAACAAAAAGAAAGAACTAGCCGAAGCAGAACTACAAAGAGAAAGAGAGTTACAAAGCGCAAAACTAGATTTAGCGGGTGCAACTTTGCAAGGAATAGGCAACCTAGTAAATGCGTTCGCTGGTGAAAACGAGGAACAACAAAGAAGAGCTTTTAACATAAGCAAGGCTATTAGTATAGCGCAAGCAACTATAGACACTTACAAAGGTGCTACGGCTGCTTTTGCTTCGACTGCTGCTAGCCCTTTAGGTATTGCTAACCCCGCTGCTCCTTTTATTGCTGCTGCTGCTGCTGTTGCTGCTGGACTTGCTAACGTGGCGACTATTGCTAGACAACAATACCAAGGCGGTGGCTCGGGAGGTGCTGGGGGCGGTGCTGGAGCTTCTAACCCGCCCGCGGAACTATCTAACCCCGCAACTTTTAACGTAGTGGGCAACACAGGCACTAACCAACTAGCTCAGACCTTAGGGCAGCAACCTTTACAGGCGTATGTAGTGGCGGGAGATGTTACCTCGGCTCAGTCGCTCGAAAGAAACAAAATACAACAAAGTACACTTTAAACGTAAATAAGTTATGGAATTACAAGAAGTAGAATTATTCATTAAGGACGAAAACGAGGACGGAGTATTCGCCGTATCGTTAGTAGAGAACCCCGCTATTGAGGAGAACTTTATAGCCTTGTCGGGTTACAAAATGGAGCTTAAAGTAGTAGACGACGAAAAGCGTATAGTTACAGGGCTTGCTTTAGTACCTGAGAAACGTATTTATCGTAAGATTAAAGAGAAAGAGTTTAACATATACTTCTCAAAAGAAACTATCTACAAAACTGCGGAGCTATTTATGAAGAAATTAAACCTTAACAACGTGACTTCTGAACACGAGCGACCTGTTACAGGCGTTTCAGTTATTGAAAGTTGGTTAGTTGAGGACACAGATAAGGACAAAACAGCACTTTATAACCTAAAAGCTCCTGTAGGAAGTTGGGCTATTACTATGAAAGTATACAACGATAACGAATGGGAGAAAATAAAAGCGGGCGACTACAAAGGGTTTTCTATTGAAGGTATTTACCAAGGGTTAGAAGCTTTAGAGATGAGCAGCGAAAACGAGATAATCGAGGAACTTAAAGCTATATTAAATGAAAACACCAAGTAAAACAAGCCCGAAAGGAGGGCGCAAAGGATGCCTTTGTAAAGATGGTAAGACTTATTCTCGTAAATGCTGCGACGGAACTATAGGAGCGCAAGGAATAGGAAGTACTGTAAACACTAATAATTCAACCGTCGTAAACGAGGACACAACGCGAACTATTACCCGCGTTTCTAGTTAAATTTATAACAGACAGAAAATAAAACGTATATACTAATGAAAGTTCTTTTAGAGAGTTACACAGATTACCCTCAGAGCGCAACTAACAACGCAAAGAGAGCGCTTGAATGGGTAGATAAACACGGCTGGGGTACTTGCGGAGAAGCTACAGGAAAGGCGAGAGCTAACCAACTAGCAAATAGAGAGCCTATAAGTAGAGATACTATAGCGAGGATGGCAAGCTTCAAAAGACACCAACAGCATAAAGACGTACCTTATAGCGAGGGTTGCGGTGGTTTAATGTGGGACGCTTGGGGAGGCACTTCGGGTATTGAATGGGCAATTAATAAGTTAAACAAAATAGAAATGAAAGAACAAGTAAACGAGCTACTTCGTAAGATAGGTTTAAAAGCCGTAGAAGTAAAGCTAGAGCAAATTTTAACAGCTGACGGACAAGCAGCTTTAGAAGCTGAAGTATTCGAGGCGGGACAGCCTGTATTTATCGTTAATGAGGACGAGAGAATACCTTTGCCTGTAGGTGAGTACGAAATGGCAGAGGACATGATTCTTAAAATTGAAGAGGAGGGAATTATCGCTTCTTTCGAGAAAAAAGAAATGGAAGAGGAAGCTGCTGAGGTAGAAGCTGAAGAGAAAGAAATGGAAGAGGTAGCTGCGAGCGAAGAGCCAACTGCTACACCTGTAGCTAAGAAAGTAGTTGAGTCAGTATCTAAAGAAACTTACTTTTCAGCTGAGGAAAGAGAATCTTTAATTGCTGAGTTGAAAGCTCAGATTTTAGCAGAACTTTCTAAAGAGGAAGTAAGCGAGGAAAAAGAGGAAACTACAGAAGAGGTAGAACTTTCTAAGCCTATCCAACATAACCCTGAGAACGCACAACCTAGACAACAGATTTCTTTTAACAAAAAAGAGCAATCTTTGAAGTCTATGGTTTACGATTTAATTTCAAAATAATAATAAAAATGAGACAGGAAATTTACAACGCATTATTTAGCGAGAAAAAAGAGGTTGAGCTTTCAAAAATTGAAGTTGAACTAGCAAGCATTAACGAATTAAAGGCAGCCTTAAAAGAGGGAGATAAATCTTTAAAAGCTGTAAGGGGTGCATCTACTCAGTTTGAAGAAGCACGAAGAGAACTTATTAAAGGACTAGGAACTGCTAATAGTGCTATTAAGCAATTGACAGGTGTTTCTGACGCTTTTGCTTCTGCTGCTAAAGCTTTAGGCTTAAGTGCTGATTCAGTAAAAGAATATAACGAAGTACAGGATAGAATTACTACTATGAAAAACTTTGTAAATAATTACGAAAAACAACTAAAATAAGTAAATAACAATTTTTAAATAAATAAAACAATGGCAACAACAACATCAATTACTACTACTTATGCGGGGGAGTTCGCGGGTAAGTATGTAGCTGCTGCGCTTTTACCAGCGCCAACAATCGCTAACAACCTTATTACGGTTAAGCAAAACGTAAAGTACAAAGAAGTACTTAAAAGAGTAGGTCTTAACGACATCGTAAAAGACGGTTCTTGCGACTTCGACCCTACTTCAACTTTGACTCTTACAGAGCGTATCTTAGAGCCAAAAGATTTACAAATTAACCTTTCTTTGTGTAAGTCTGATTTTCGTTCTGACTGGGAAGCTATCGAAATGGGTTACTCTGCTTTCGATAACCTACCTAAGAACTTCGCTGATTTCTTAATCGCTCACGTAGCTGAGAAGTCTGCTGCTAGAAACGAGCTTTCTATCTGGCAAGGAGACAAAACTGTAACAGGACAGTTTGACGGATTCGAAACTTTGTTAGCTGCTGACGCTGAACTACCAGCTGCTCAAGAGGTAACAGGTATTGCTGTAACATCCGCTAACGTACAAGCTGAGTTAGGTAAAATCGTTGACGCAATGCCTGACACTCTTTACGGACGTGAAGACTTGAGATTGTATGTTTCTAACAACATCTTTAAAGCTTATGTACGTGCTTTAGGTGGATACGGAGCTGCTGGAGTAGGAGCAAACGGATTCGAGAACAAAGGTAACATGTGGTACACTACAGGAGGAGCTTTGTACTTCGACGGTATCCCTGTTGTAATGTGTCCTGGTATGTCTGCTGACACTGCTATCCTTTCAACTATCGATAACTTGTACTTCGGTACAGGATTGCTTTCTGACCACCAAGAGGTTAAAGTATTGGATATGGCAGACCTTGACGGTTCACAAAATGTACGCGTAATTATGCGATTTACTGCTGGTGTAAACTATGCTTTCGCTGCTGACGTAGTTACTTACGGAATTGTTAACGCGGTTAATTAATAACTAAATTACTAACTTATAAAGGGGTGGGTTAACGCCCGCCCTTTTTTATAAAAAATAGAAAATATGGCATGTGATATTACAGCTGGAAGACTTGAGCCATGTAAAGATAGCGTAGGAGGTTTAGACGCGGTTTATTTCATCAATTACGATGATTTACCAGCAGACCAAATTACCCTTGACGTAGATAGCCAAGTTACAGCAGTAGGAGGAACACCTACAGCGTACAAGTACGAAATTAAAGGAACGTCTAGCCTAGAGAGTGCTATTAACTCCTCTCGTGAAAACGGTACTACTTTTTTCGACCAAGTATTAAGCTTGATGTTAAAGAAGCAAGACCTAGCAACGCACAAAGAGGTAAAACTTTTAGCGTACGGACGACCTAAAGTTATCGTAAGAGACAATAACAATAACTTCTTTTTAGTAGGTTATGAGCATGGAGCAGACGTAAACGGTGGCTCTATTGTTACAGGTGCTGCTTTTGGAGACATGAGCGGATATAACTTGACTTTCCAAGCAATGGAGAAACTACCTCCTTTGTTTATGAATGCAAGCTCAGACCAAACTTTAGCAGATTTGGGGATGAATATTCAGCTAGGAGACGGCACAACTGTTACGCCTACGCCTTAATTTTTCATAGTTTAATTGTTTATTAAGGGGCAGCTTTCGGGTTGCCCTTTTTTTATTTGAAACAAAATGAGCTTTTAACGTATATAAGATATGATAATACTAGAAGAGACAGGAACTGCTCAAACTTTTAAAATAGTGCCTCGTGAATTAGTCGCGGACAGCATGGTAATTTTAAACGAGCTTACGGACGTTTCAGAGACTTACGCAATAACGCCTACAGTAGATAGATATTATTTAGTTATCGAAGAGGTACTTAATTTGAAAGAGGGCAACTTCTATACATTAGAGGTAAAGAACGGCAGCGAGATAGTATATAAGGGTAAGATATTCTGTACTAATCAAAGTATAAGCACCTACTCGGTAAACAATAACGAATATACAAGCTATAGCAGCACAAACGATTACGTAACTTATGAGTGATATTAAGATATTCAATTTAGCAGCTTACGAGCAGCCTGAGATAAAAGAGGACACTAGAAACGAGTGGGTGGAATACGGAGAAGCTAACGACTACTATAACTTCCTTATAGACCGTTCTCGAAAGTCTACGACTAACAGCGCAGTAATTAACAATATTTCGCGTTTAATTTACGGGCGTGGGCTTCATGCTATGGACGCAGCTAGAAAGCCGTCGCAGTACGCTGCTATGCGTTCTATATTTAGTGCTGAGTGTTTACGTAAGGTTATTAAAGAGCTTAAGATGTTAGGCGCGGGACATTTTCAAGTTCACTACGACGAAAAGCATACTAAAGTAATTAAGGCCTACCATATACCTACTAACTTAATACGCCCTGAGAAGTGCAACGCTGAGGGAGATATAGAAGGTTATTATTATTCTGACAACTGGGAGGACACTAGAAAGTTCACTCCTAAACGTATACCCGCTTTTGGTACTTCAAAAGAAAAGATAGAGATACTTTGTATTAAAGATTACGCTGTAGGCGTTAAGTACTTCGGGGAGATTGATTACCTCGCTGCTGTACCTTATGCAATATTAGAGGAAGAGATTAGCGACTATTTAATAAACGAGGTACAAAATGGCTTTAGCGGTACTAAGGTTGTTAACTTCAATAACGGAGTGCCTGACCAAGAAAAACAGGAAGAGGTAAGCAGAAAGGTACTAAACAAATTAACAGGTTCGAGAGGGCAAAAAGTTATAGTAGCTTTTAACTCAAACGCGGAAAGCAAAACAACGGTAGACGATATACCTTTGAACGATGCGCCTCAGCACTACGAATATTTGAGTAAAGAAGCAGAGCAAAAGATTTTAACAGGACATACAGTAACTTCCCCTATGTTAGTGGGTATTGTTACAGATAACCAAGGGTTCAGCTCAAACGCGGACGAGATAGAAGTAGCAGCACGTTATTTTTACAACGCTACTATACAGCCTTTTCAAGAGTTAGTGATTGACGGAGTAGATAAGATTTTAGCTTTTAACGGTATTAGCTTAGACCTTTACTTTAGACGTTTAAACTTACTCGAAGAGATAGAGGTACAGGAACAGGAAGAGGAGCAAGAGAGCGAAATGAATTTTAGTTCACAGCTTGACGACTTATTAGCTGAGTTCGGAGAAGAGGAGAGCGAAGAGTGGGAGCTTATAGATGCGCGAGAAGTTGACTACGACCAAGAGGATGAGTTAGACGCTCAAGTAAAGGAATGGGAGGAGCAGATGAAGCCTAAAAAAAGCCTATTATCTAAGCTTATGGAGTTAGTAGGTACAGGAAGAGCTAACCCGAATAAACCGAGCGAACAAGATAGAGAGATAGAAGGCTTTTACTTCAAGGTGCGTTATAAATATGTAGGTAACGAAGCTCCTGAGCGCGACTTTTGTAAGGCAATGATGAGAGCAGCTAAGATTTACAAAAAGGAGGACATAGACAAAATGAGCATAAGCGTAGTTAACGCAGGCTTTGGAGAGTTCGGAGCAGATACTTACGATATATTCAAGTTCAAGGGAGGACCTAGATGCCACCATAAATGGGAAAGACGCACTTATGTTTCTATGCGTAAAAACGCTTCGATAGGTTCTCAGGATACTTCACAAGTAAGCACAGGTAAAGCTGAGAAATTTGGCTATAGAGTTCGTAACCCTAAAGAGGTAGCTATGCAGCCTAACGACATGAGATATAAAGGATATAGTCCTAATAACCCTAACAGACCCCAAGACGCAAGATAATGGCAAAAGCACTATTAATAACTAGAGACGATATAGTAAAGAAAACTGCGTTAAACGGAAACGTAGACGTAGACTTATTTATTCAGTTTGTAAACATAGCACAGGATACTCATATACAGAATTACCTAGGTACTGACTTACTCGAAAAGATACAAGCTTTAATAGTAGCGGGAACTTTAGACGACGTTGCAAACGCGGACTATAAAGCCCTATTATTAGACTACGTTAAAAGTATGCTTATTCACTGGGCTATGGTTGAATATTTACCTTTTGCTAGTTACACGATAGCTAACAAAGGGCTGTATAAACATGGCGCAGAAAACAGCGAAACTGTAAGCAAAAACGAAGTAGACTTTTTAATAGAGAAACAAAGAAACATAGCACAGCATTATACGCGGAGATTTATAGATTATATGTGTTTTAATCAAAGTAAGTTTCCTGAGTATTACAGCAATAGTAACGGTGATATGTACCCTAGTAGCGAGAGCGACTTTGGAGGGTGGGTAATATAGATATATGAAGAGATACGAGCCAAAACAGACGAACGTAATTAAGTTAAAAAAGTACATTAAAAAGCTAGAAAATGGCAGACAGCAGAATAAGTAATTTAACAGCGGCTACTAACGCAAGCTCAGGAGATGAGTTTGTATTGGTTCAAGGCGGTGTTACTAAAAAGATAGACTTCGACGAGTTAGTAGGTGCTTTCCCCGCTGAGTTAGTTATAGCTTGCTCAGATGAGACTACAGACCTAACTACAGGCACTGCTAAGGTGACTTTTAGAATGCCTTACAAAATGCGAGTAGAAGAGGTTAGAGCGAATGTAAATACAGCTCCTGTAGGCAGCACGTTAGGCGTAGATATTAACAACGGAGGAGCTTCTATATTAAGCACTATTATAACTATTGACGACGGGGAGAAAACAAGCACAACGGCAGCTACACCTCCTGTTATTAACGTATTAAGCGCTGTTATATTAGACGATGCAGAAATAACTATAGATATAGACCAAGTAGGAAGCACAACAGCTGGAAAGGGGCTTAAAGTAGTGATAATAGGAAGAAGAGTATTAACATAAAATAAATAAAAAAGATGCAATTTAAGACAGAAGAGATTATAAGCGGTTTACAAGGTACGAAAGTAGTAAACGACGCTACAGAATTAACTCAAGACTTTGATACTATTGTAACTCTAGAGGATACGGTTTTTACTTCTATTAAGATAGGAGGAATTGACGTAAAAGACGAGTATGTAACAACGCCAGCTACAGCAGTTAAGGCGGGTGCAATTATTCGACCTACACAAAACCAAGTATTCTCAGGAGTTCAGTTAACTAGCGGAAGCGTAGTAATAGTATTATAAGATGTACACTTACGGTAATATGTATATAATTAACAGTTTTAGGTTTGGAGGAGGAGCAGCACCGAGCGACCCTGACTTTACAATGTTGGTAAAGACTGACAACGCGGGTACAAGTGCAAGCGACCAGTTTACTATACCAACAGGTGGAACAGGATATAATTACGACGTTGACTGGGGGGACGGCACAACTTCAACAGGAGTAACAGGAAGCACTACTCACACTTTTCCAAGTGCGGGTAATTATGTAGTTAAGATTAGCGGGGCGTTTCCGCGTATTTTCTTTAACAATGGAGGCGATAAACTTAAATTGTTAGAGGTACAGAATTGGGGTAATATTGCATGGACAAGTATGGATTCTGCTTTTGAAGGATGTTCTAATATGGATGTAACAGCAACAGATGTACCGGACTTGTCAAGTGTTACAAATATGACTTTTATGTTTTTTGTTGCTTCATCATTAGTAGGTAATTCAAGCTTTGAAAATTGGGACGTTTCAAATGTCACTAATATGAGCTATATGTTTAATGGTGCTTCATCATTTAACCAAAATTTGAGCGCATGGCAATTAAATAATGGGCTTACTACTGGGTTTCGTATGTTTAGAAGTAGCGGAATGAGTACAGCTAACTATACAGATACAATAGTAGGATGGGCTAATTACACAACTACAAACGGAGCGCCTTACAACGTCAGTATGTCAACTCAAACAGGAATGATTTATGACACCTCAAGAAGTGGAGGTGCTAACTTTGCAGATGCTGGAGCAGCACGAACATACCTAACAACAGCAACACCAACAGGAGCGGGTTGGACAATATCAGGAGATACAGTAATATAATAAGATATGTTAAGACAAATAGTAGATAAAGATACATGGTACATTGCTCACAATGAAGATTTGAGCGTTATACATTACGGCTTCTGCCCTAACGGTACTTCCTTAGATAGCGGGCAGCCGATTATAGAAGAATTTGATAACGAGGCGGATTGGTTAATAAGATTAGCTGAACTAGGAATAACACCTGAAGATGAAATCTAGCACTTTTATAGGGTATATATTAACGAGCTTGGCGGTATTTTTAACCCCGATAGCTCCGTTAATGGTCGTAGTAGCTTTAGCAATAGTTATAGACACGTTTCTAGGCTTATACAAGGCGTATAGAACTAAGCAGACTATAACAAGCCACAAATTAAGTAGGGTAGCTTTTAAAGTGCTTTTCTATGAGTTATTAATAGTTATAATGTACCCTATAGATGTTTATATAATAAACGGCAGTATATACGGAATAAGCCACGTATTGACTAAGGGAGCTTGTTTGTTACTCGTTTTCATAGAATTATTAAGCGTAGACGAAAACATAAGAGCGATAAATAAAGATAAAGGCGCGGAGTTTTATTTTAAAAAATTACTACATTTGATTCGTAAAGGCAAAGAAGCCATTACAGATATTAAGAAAAAACTATGAGAATAGGCATAGACTGCGGGCATGGTGGACTAGATGAACAAGGAAACTATGTAACAGCGGGTAAACGCTCTCCTCACCCTGTAGACGGTAAATGGTTCTACGAGGGAGTAAATAACAGAAAGTACGGTATTGAGTACGCTCAAGTGCTTGAGAAGTTCGGGCACGAAGTAGTGTTTATTACAGACCCTTACGACTATAAAGACGTGCCTCTTTCGACTAGGGTAACTATTGCTAACGCTAAGGATTTAGATTTACTCGTTTCTATACACTCGAACGCTGCTAACAATACTAACGCGAGAGGTTACGAAGTATTTACTTCTGAGGGAAGCGGTTACATAAGCAATAAGGCAGCCGACAACTGGGTAAAAGAGATGAGCGAGACTTTCCCCGAGCTACGCAACCGAGGACACAAAAAAGCAAACTTTTCGATTATAAAAAGGACAACTTGCCCCGCTATATTATTAGAGCTAGAGTTTCACACTAACGACGAAGCAGTAAGGTTACTCAGGAGCTGGGAGTTTAGATTCAAAACATCGTTAGTACTAGCAAACGCAATAAACAATATATGAAGAAACGAAAACCAGCAAGTAAGGCAGTAAAAGAATACGAACAGATAAGAGTAAGGGTTTACCCCGATGAGTTAGAAGCCTTAAACAACCTACGTAACCTTTGGAATGCTGCAATAGATAACGGAACAGACCCTAGAGAAGTAAAACATGGCTGGATAAAATCTAAAGAAAGTAGCCTATTCATAAAGAACCACAACTATAAAGAGCCTGAGACAGTAGCTATAGAGAAGTCGTTTAACGAACTACTTGAAGCGTTTAAGGAATACGCACCTAAATACCCTACTATTGTAAGGGAGAAAACTAAAGACGCTCACTTATTAGTAGTAGACCCTGCAGATATTCACATAGGTAAACTTTGTCGAGCGTTTGAGACAGGACAGGAGTATAACTCACAGATAGCTGTTAAAAGAGTTAAAGAGGGCGTACAAGGGTTGTTAAACAAGTCGCAAGGGTTCAACATAGATAAGATACTTTTAGTTATAGGAAACGATATTCTACACACCGACACACCGAAACGACAAACGACAAGCGGAACGCCACAAGACACGGACGGTATGTGGTACGACAACTTTCTAGACGGGGTTCGTCTTTATGTAGACCTTATAGAAATGCTTATGCAAGTCGCAAACGTTCACGTAACATTCAACCCAAGTAACCACGATTATACAAGCGGGTTTTATTTAGCTCAGCTTATTGCTACGCACTTTAGACAATCCGCGAATATTACTTTTGACGTTTCAATAAGTCACCGTAAATATTTTACCTACGGTTTAAATTTAATAGGCAGCACACACGGGGACGGGGCGAAAACGAATGATTTACCTCTACTTATGGCACACGAAGCGAGCGACTGGGGGAAATGTAAGCATAGATATATTTACACGCACCACGTACACCACAAAACAGCTAAGGATATTATGAGCGTATGTATTGAGAGTTTACGAAGCCCTAGCGGCGCGGATTCATGGCATCACAGAAACGGGTATATTCACGCTCCTAAGGCTGTAGAGGGTTTTCTTCACCACCCTATCCACGGACAAATAGCACGTTTAACACACTTATTCTGATGAGATACCTACTAATTATATTATTATTCGCAAGCTGTAGCCCTACATGGCACGTTAAAAAGGCGGTAAAAAAAGGCTGGACACCCGAAAAAGAGACAGTAACAAATAGAACTATACGACTTATTAAAGTTCACGACACTATCACTAACGAGGTAATAAGAATAGACACGCTACACGAAGTCGAGACTAGGACTATATACCAAGACAGACCTTTGCTCAGATATGAGACTAAGTTAATACGCGACACTATTAGAATAAAGGAGAAAGCCGACACGAAGCAAATAGAAGCTCGTTTACGCACTGAATACAAAAAAGCAATAGACACTATCAAAGCACAGCAGAAACGCTGCAGATGGTGGCTTTATATGCTTATAGGCGGTGTGCTTGTTTATTTCCGTCGCTACTTATGGCGGGTAGTTAAATTTCTTATTTCTCAGATACCAATTTAACGTAGTTTTATTCAGTTAGTTTTCAAGCAGTTACAAATTAATTACAAAAAACTTTGTAAATAATTGCAAAAAAACTTGCACGAACTAAACTTGTGTATTATATTTGTCTCATAACAATTAAAAACAAATAAACATGAAAAATTTAGAAAGGGTAAACGAAAGAGTAAACCAATTAGTAAATAGATTAGGTTTGAAAGAAGCTAAAGAGGTAGCAGTTGAAATGTGCCAATGCAACTTTCCTTTTGAAGAGAAGTATTTTTGGGGTTGTGTATTAAAGCAATTAAACGAGCAAAAATAATAACAACTAAAAACAAATAAGCATGAAAGAAGAACAATTAGAGCTAGACGGTTTAATCGTAACCTTTGAATACGATAAGAGATTTGCAGAACCAGAAGTAGGATATATGATAGACTACTGGTTTTGGGAGGTAATAAGTGTAGAAGTAGCAAGTGATGTACTTTACGATGCTTATGATATTTTAGATAGGCTAAGCGTTAAAGACTTAGGTAGAATAGACGACGAAATCGAGGAATATTTAAACAACAAATAATGTTATACAAACTAAAAACAGAAACAAAGACTATCTACCGTAACAGTGCGGTAGAAGTCGCAAAGGTCTGCGGATGTTCGGCAGCCACTATCTACACTAGACTAGGTAGAAAAGGACAAAAGAGCGATATTATTAACGGAGTAGAAATAACAATAGTAGAAATATGAAACCATTTATTCAAACAAGCATAGCAGCAGCAGTATTTATTATTATAGCAGTATTATTTATTGCACTGCACAAAATAGAAAACTACAAAGAACAAGTAGAAGAGCAGAAAGAAACTATCTACGAGCTAAAGGAGGAACTACATACCTACGAAGTGATGTACTTAAAATGCGCGGGTAACATTGAAGGCGATAATTACGAAGTGCAATACTTAGAAAATAAACTTAAATTTTGTAAAACTAAATAATCATGAAAGTAAGAACAAACGACGGAAAAGAGGGAACTATAGTAGAAAGAAAAACTAATCAAGTTCTAGTAAAGTTTAACAATGGTACGGTAAAAGGATACCGACCTGAGCAAGTGCAAGAGATAGGAAAGCCAGCTAACAGCTTAAAGCCTCCTAGCCGAGAGCGTGACTTGTTAATACGAACGATTGAAACGATTGAAGGAATGAAAAAGATAGCGAAAGAATCAAAAACAGAATTTGCGCGAGGTGCTGATATGGCTTATAGTTTAGTGTTAGAAATGTTAAATGATTTGAAATGATGAAAGCAAACGAATTTAGAATAGGTAATTTAGTGATTAATAACGATATAATTTATAAGGTTGTATCTATTGATGAGGAAGGTATAATGGCAGACCCAGTTAGTCAAAAACACACTATTGATGTGAATATACGTGGTTTAGTTAAACCCATCCCCCTCACAGAAGAATGGTTGTTTCGGTTTGGGTTTGTTAGTGATAATTATGAGTTTCAAGAAACTTATTATATTGACATAAGCACAAATGAGCGATATGATTACCAAACATTTATTCAAGCTATTGACATGGGCGGTTATGTAAATATCTATATTAAAGAATTGGAGCGAGAACATGAAAAATATTTTAGTAACGCATTTATCAAAAGAGTTACACACATCCACACTTTACAAAACCTTTACTTTGCCCTAACAGGTGAGGATTTAATACTAGAGAAATGATAAAATACGAAAACTCAATTAAGCGCAAGATTAAAGAAATCTACGAGCGCAATCAAGAAGTAACAGGAAAGGAACTCAGCAAAATATTGAAATGCGATTTGAACTGGGCTAGAATGTGCCTATCTAATCTAAAGTACGAGGATGGAAAAGCTGAGTATAAGCCTTACATAGTTCCTCCCCCGCCTAGTAGAGAAGACCGCCACCACGATAGTAACAGGTGGCACGACATAGAGGAGGACATAAAAGAAGTAGATGTAGACGAACTATATAAACAAGCAATGATATGAAAATAACACTAGAATTTAAAGACGAAGACGCAGAGGAAGCGTTAACAGCCTTAGACGGCTACAAGTGGAAGTTAGCACTTTGGGACCTAGACCAGTATATGAGGTCGGAAATAAAGTACAATCCTGACTTAACAGAGCAAGCATACATAGCTTTACAAGAATGTAGAGATAAAATAACAATACTATTGCAAGAATATAACTTAAAACTAGACTGATGACAAAAGAAGAGAAAATAATAAACGTAGCGGGCTTAGTGTACACACTTCGAGATTTACTAGAAGAGGTCGACTGGAACAGGGAACTCAAACAAAGAACAAAGAACTACGCAGCATACCTCGATAGGTTAGTAAGAGAGATAGCAGCTGATAGAGATGTATGGCAAGAGTTAGACGAATTACAAGAGCATTTTTATAATAATTTTGTGCGGGAAACGAAATAAATAGTTATATTTGCACAAGTTGCGGGTTCAAAAATAGGCAACTAAAGGAATTAATAAAAGCCTTGTAATGAAAGCGCATGAACCCCGCTGGATTTACAGGGCTTATTTTTTTACCAAATAAATTAAAATTATGAATGATTTAATTAAAGAGTCCTTTTTGAAGGATATTGAAAAAATGGATTTATGTAGTAAGGTAGATTACATAAATGAATTGAGGTTGTTTATACACAAAAACTCACCGTTTAAAAATGAGCCAGTCGATTATGTCAAATGGGTTGTGAATGAAAACGTAGTTTCTAACGACTATAATCCAAATAAGGTTGCTCCACCAGAAATGGAATTGCTTGAGGTTTCTATTTTAAACGATGGATATACGCAGCCTATAGTTTCATGGTCTAATCCAGATAAAGATGGAAAGACTGAGGTTATTGACGGTTTCCATAGGAGCAGAGTAGGTAAGGAATCAGTTGTTGTAAAAGACAGAGTAATGGGCTTTCTTCCAGTTGTTGATATTAGAACGGAGCAGTCCAGTAAAAATGACCGTATAGCGTCTACAATTAGACACAACCGTGCGAGAGGTAAGCACCAAGTTGATGCAATGAGTGAAATAGTTATTGAATTAAAGAACCGTAATTGGTCAAACAAACGTATTGCAAAACAGTTAGGTATGGATGAAGAAGAAATACTTCGCCTTTGTCAAATTTCAGGATTAGAACATTTGTTTAATGACCGAGATTTTAGCAAAGCATGGGTAAGCGAAGAATCAAACGAATCGTTTATTCCAGTACACGATAAACTTCTTCCTATTGAAATAGAACAGTATAGAGCAGGAAACACGAATGACCCAAATAGAATATTTCATACATATGATAAATGGGAATGCTATAAAGCAGGTTTTTACGAATCAAAGCATCCAAAGAAAACTCATGAGGCTTCAATAAGAATATTTAAAGAAATAATATCTAATCAAGAATCGTTTAGAAATGCTTTAAATATTGTGATAACAGAGTGGAAATACAGTTGTGAACATTATTTAACGAATAACAGCATGAACAGAATAGCGTGGTTAGGTCAAGCTGCTGTATGTGCTAAAAGCGGTGTTCCTTCTAGGTATTCTAGTGCGTGGTTTGAGATTGACGAAGAAACTAGAAATAAAGCTAATCAAACGGCATTAGAGTTTTTAAATAAGTGGTTAGTCGCAAACAATAGAGAGGAAGTTAATATGCCGTCAGCATTGAATACAGGTAGACAAGTTGAACTTTATTAATTACATAGTTATGTCAAGAAAAAGAGAAATAGATATTTCGGTGTTAGAAGCAGCAAAGCAAAGAATATCTAAGACGTTTGATGATTTTGAAAGAACGTATATTAGTTTTTCAGGTGGTAAAGATTCTACGGTAATGACGCACTTAGTTTTAGATGAAGCTAAAAAGCGTGGTGTTAAAGTAGGTTTATTAATTATTGACCTAGAAGCGCAGTACGAAGCTACTATTTCACATATTGAAGAAATGATAGAAACATATAAAGACCATATTGATTTACATTGGTTTTGCGGTGAACTACTGCTTAGGAATGCTGTTAGTGATTTTGAACCTAAATGGGTTTGTTGGGACGAAGACAAAAAAGACCAATGGGTAAGGGAAAAACCTAAATTAGCTTCCGATTTAAGTCAATACGATTTCTATGTTCCTAAAATGGAGTTCGAAGAATTGATGGTTATATTTGGAGAGTGGTATTCACAAGGTAAATTAACCGCTGCATTTATTGGTATTCGTTCAGATGAAAGTTTACACCGTTATAGAGCTATAACATCAAATAAAGATGGTTTAATGCATAAAGACTATAAATGGACTACTAAAGTTTCAAGTGAATTATTTAACGTGTATCCGATTTACGACTGGAGAACGGAAGATATTTGGATATTTCACATGAAGTCAAAACTACCTTATAACAAGATATATGACCTTATGACTAGGGGCGGTGTTAAGTTTAGCGAACAAAGACTTTGCCAGCCTTATGGAGATGACCAAAAGAAAGGTTTATGGCTTTACCATATTTTAGAGCCTCAAACATGGTATAAATTAATTAACAGGGTAAGCGGTGTTAATTCAGGTGCTTTGTACGTCAAGGAAAGAGGAAGTATAAATGGCAATACATCTATTGATAAACCCGATGGTTATACATGGGAGCAATACACAAACTTTTTGTTAAAATCGCTACCTAAAAAAACACAAGAAAACTATCGAGATAGGTTTGAAAAGTTTATAGCTGGATGGCTTCAAAGGGGTTATAAATCAATACCTGATGAAGCACCTCATTCACTAGAAGTTAAGTGTTGGGCGCCATCATGGAAGCGAATGGCTCGTTGTATATTAAGAAATGACTACTATTGTAAAGGTTTAGGACAAACACAACCAAAGTCAGAGGCGTACGAAAAGTGGAAGTCAATAAAATACAAAAGAAAATTAGCTGAAAATTTGAATAAATAGTATATTTGTAGCGGGGTTTTATAGGCATATAAGTAAAAGGTTGTTCGTGTTTACCTTTCCCCTTTCTTTTTAAAAACACGATTAAAAAAAACACTATGGCAACAGGCAAAAAATCATTTATCGCATACTGCGACTGGCTCGAAACATTTGAGGAGCTAGACGATGCAGAAGCGGGTAGATTAGTAAAACATCTATTTAGATACGTTAACGACTTAGACCCGCAGACCGAGGATAAACTAACGAAAATGACGTTTATACCTATCAAACAAACACTAAAGCGCGACCTTAAAAAACATGAAGCGGTAGCTGAAAGAAACCGAGAAAACGGAGCAAAGGGAGGTAGACCCAAAAAACCCACTGGGTTATCTGGGTTAAATGAAAAACCCAAAAAAGCCGATAGTGATAATGATAGTGATAATGTAAATGATAATAAAGATATATATATGTCTTTTAAGCATTTGAAAATAACAAAAGCAGAATGTATAGAGCTAAACAAGAATTACACAAAAGAGCAAATAGATACAATACTAGAAGCTATACAAAACTATAAAGGCAATACTAAATATGTTTCCTTATATTTGACGGCTAAGAACTGGCTTAAGAAAGAACACGGAGAAAACGGACGTGCAAAAGTAGACCCGTTAGTAGAACACGTTAAAAAAGCTACGAATACATGATACTCAACAACGGACACAGCACAAAGTTTCTGACGGACTACCGCGACGGTAAGATACCTAAAGGCTTAAAACTAGGCTGCGCTTTAGATGAGAGCTTTGTATACAAGCATAACCAGTTAAACATCTTTCTAGGGCATGACAACGTAGGTAAGACGTATTTTCAACTTTGGTACTTTCTAGCTCTAGCAACTAACCACGACTTAAGCTTTTGTTTATTCTGCGATGAGAACAGCGCGGGTAAGATTATGCGCGACCTAGTACAGATGTACTGCAATAAGCCCTTTATGGATTTAACGCACAAAGAAATAAGAAGAGCGGAAATAAAGCTAGAGAATCACTTTTCGTTTATTGACAATACTAAACGATACGAGCCGCGGGAGGTAATAGACTTATACTTAAACTCAGGTAGAGATACGCTACTAATAGACCCGTGGAACTCACTTAAGACGGATTTAACCTATTCTAGTAACTACGATGTATTGAATGAGCTAAAGATGGTAACTAAAGAGGGAAAACACTCGGTATTCATAAACGCGCACCCTACAAGCGCAAGCGGTAGACTGGGAGCTGTTTACCCTAAAGACCACCAATGGCAAGGGCAAGTAAGAATACCTTTTAAGTCGGATATTGAAGGAGGTAAAGCTTTTGCGAATAAAGCGGATGACTTCGTAGTTATTCACCGATTAACTTCGCACGCTGAGTTATGGAAGTTTACTATGATTGAAGTAGCAAAGATTAAAGACACGGACACAGGAGGAAAGCCTACTTTTCAAGACCAGCCTATTATGTTAGATTATAACTATGGTTTAGGGTTAACTGTTAACGGGGTAGATGTTATTAAACGCCCTCAAGCATTTCAGCAGAAAATTATACCTAACGAGCCAAAGGAGGACTTAAACAAATTTAAAAATATTAACTTTGATATTGAGAACGGGATAGATGAAGACCCGCACGAGATATGGAACACAATTAAAACGCCATGAGTTACGCAATAGATGTAGTATTAAGCAAAGGTGCTATAAGACTAGCAGCTGAGCAGTTAAAAGCAATTAACGCTAAGGTAAAGGAGAAACAACCTAGCCATGAATGGATAGAGACTAACGAGAAATGCATTGAGCAGCTTACTGAGTTATATTATTTTCTCCTATCTGTAGACAAGCAGTTAACTGAGACAAACAGGGAAAACTTTAACCAGTACAAGCTGTTACTTGAAAAGCAGAGAGAGATAGACGACCTAAAGAAACAATTAAACGAAATGAAAGAGTTATTATGAATTTCTGCTCAGATTTTAGACACGATTTAGAAGTAGGACAAATAGGCGAAAAGCTTTTAAATGATATTCTTAACTTTAAAACTATTGAAGTCAAAAGAGATAGCTGGATACATAAAAGCGGAAATATAGCTATTGAGTTTGAAAGTAGAGGTAAACCCTCAGGAATAGCAAAAAGCACAGCTGACTGGTGGGCAATTATTTTTAGTGGAGAATATAAAGACAAATTTATTTTAATGATTGAAGCTAACAAATTAAAAGAGATAGCTAGAATATATTACAAAAAAGGAAATATTAAAGAAATGGGAGATAATAATACTAGTAAATCAGTATTAATACCCTTAAAAGAATTATTTATATGAGAGCTAAAAAGTGCAAAGTATGTAAAGAGAAGTTTGAGCCGTTACGCCCTTTACAGGTTGTTTGCTCTACCAAGTGCGGCTACGAATACACGAAACAACAAAAGGAGAAGCAATGGAAGGAGAGAAAAAAGGAACTCAAAGAAAAGCTACTTACCCGCTCCGACTACTTAAAACTAGCACAGGCTGCTTTCAATGCTTACATACGTGAAAGAGATAAAGATAGAAGCTGTATAAGCTGCGGAACGTATAATGGCAAAATGAACGCGGGACACTACATGAGCGTAGGAAGCACTCCCGAGCTTCGCTTTAACGAAGACAACGTGCATAAACAGTGTGAACGCTGTAATACTTTCTACTCAGGTAACTTAATTAACTACCGTATAGAATTAATAAACAGAATAGGAGAAGAGCGCGTAAATTTGTTAGAGCGCAAAGACCTTGAGCCGCTAAAGATGACTATTGACGAAATCAAGGAACTAACAAAAAAGTATAAAAAACTATTAAAAAACTTGCGTAACAATTCTAAATAACTATATTTGCATAAACAATTAAACTTTTAAACATGAAAAATCTATTTAAAGCAATTGCTGATTTTCAGCAAGAAGTACCAACGATTCACAAGGGAACAAAGGGCTACGGCTACAGCTATGCAGACCTCCCTACTATCTTTGAAAAGATTAACCCTTTACTAAAAAAGCATGGCTTAGGCTTCATGCAGCACTTAGGAACTAAAGAGGGCGTTAACTACATTGAAACTATTATCTTTCACATTGACAGCGGGGAGAAAGTTTCTAGTGAGGTTGCTATGCCTTACGTACAATTAAAGGGGATGAATGACTTTCAAAGTTTTGGTTCGGGAGTTACTTACTTTAGACGTTATGCTTTGAGTTCAGCTTTAGGACTTGTAACAGATGTAGATAACGACGCAGCTGGTGAACAAGAAAAGAAAGTAGTTAAGAAAGCAAGTTTAACTTCTGCTCAGTTCAACAAAGCGGTAAAAGCTATTGCTGAGGGTACTTACACAAAGGAGGAACTTATAGAAAAGTTCGAGTTAACTAAAGAACAAACTAAAAGCCTAGAACAATGAATAAATACTATTGTCATGCTTCGGGGGTTGGTAAAATAATGGCTAACCCTCGCACGAAGTCGGAGTTCTTAAGTAAGACGGCTAAGACTGCTGTAGAGGAGCAATTTTTATATAATGAGTTCGGAGTTAAAAAAGACTTCTCTAACCGATATACTGAAAGGGGTACTAACCAGGAGGACGAAAGTATATTATTTTTCTCAAAGGTTACGGGTAACTTCGGAGTTCAGAAAAACGAGGAACGCTTTAAAAACGATTACTTTGTAGGAACGCCCGACATAATTACTGAGGATTCAATTATTGACATAAAGACAAGCTGGGACGCTACTACGTTTCCTTGGTTTGATAGCGAGCTGCCGAATAAAGATTATATGTACCAGCTTTTGGCTTACATGGACTTAACAAGAAAGCTTAACGGCTACGTGGCTTATTGTTTAATCAATCATACAGAGGATGCTATTCAGGACGAGATAAGAAGGGAAACGTGGAAACTAAAAGCTATTGACCCTACAGACGAGCAAGCACTAGAGATAGAGCAAAAGGTTAGAGATAGAATGCAGTTCGATAGAATACCTGAGAATTTACGTGTAAAGATATTCGAAGTTGAGTACGACGAAAACACGGTAAACAAAATGAAAGAAAGAGTAAAGGAGTGTAGAGAATATTATTCTATGCTTGAAGCGTCAATTAGTAAATTAACAAAATAAATATGGAAACAATTTTTGCAGAGGGTTTAATCGTTAAAAAGAATGATAACGCGCCCGACTTCGTGCTATGTAATTTAAGCGTAAAGGTCGAAGAGTTTGAGAAGTTTATGAAAGCTAACGTAAAGAACGGCTGGGTTAACTTGAGTGTATTAATGGGTAAAAGTGGCAAGCCTTACGCGAAGCTAGATACCTACGAGCCAAAGGAGGAAACAGTAGCACAAGCCGCACAAGAGAGCGACGATTTACCTTTTTAATATGAAAAAAACAGAAGTACTTAAAAAGCTAGACGAGTTAGTCCCTCAGTTAAGAGATGAGGTTAAATGGACTAAGATAGAAGCAACCGCTGCAGTAGTTCAAACGTATCGAAGTTTTAGACACGTGGCGAAGCTTCAGGGCTTACATGAAAGCAATGTAAAAAGAAGATGCGAAAAGTTTATTCTGGGTTATGAGAAATAATGTTATCTTTGTCGTGTTTCATGGTTTAGTTTTAATGTTTAGGGGGAAGTTTAACGACTTCCCTTTTTTTATTTATATTTGTCAGCATGGAAAGAATATACGCCCAGCATAAGAAGTGGGTAAACATAGTAAACAACTTAGGAGGTGGAGACTTCTCCGAGGACATAGTACAGGAGATGTATATTAAGCTTATGAATATCGAGCTAAAAGAACAAACAGCTGATACTTTCGTATATTATATATTAAGAAACATGACTTACGACCTACACAGGAAACAAAAGAACGTCTGTAAGGTAGATTTAAACGAGTTAAGATTCCTAACTTATGAGGAGTGCGAGGGAAAAGAGGAACTAGAAATAATACACGAAAGAATAGAAGAAGAAGTAGACAGCTGGCACTGGTACGATGAGATGCTATGGAAGCTATACAAAGAGGGTAGGAGCATGAGAGAACTAAGCAACGAAACAAAGATAAGTTTAAGCTCAATCTTTCACACTATAAAAACCTGTAAGGAGAGAATAAACGAAGCGGTAGGGGAATCGTATGAGGATTATTTGAACGGAGATTACGAATGGATATGACAACAGGAAAAGCATTTAAAATACTAGACAACTTTATAGAGAACTATCCCGACTATGAAGAGATAATTTTAAGCAAAGAGATTTACACAAGGATAGGACTTGACGAATACAAGGAACGCAAATTAATAACCAGCCCTTACGTACCTAAAAGAAGCGTATACGGGGTTAAATTAGAAGACAATGGAGAAGAGTAACGAATACTACGAGAACTTAGACAAACGTACAAAGGAGTACAAAGAATGGAAGGAACGCTTCAACGAGGCAAACGAGGAAACCTCAGAGGGCCTAGGAGATACTATAGAGAAAGTAACAGAAGCTACAGGAATAAAAAAGCTAGTTAAGTTTATAGCTGGTGACGACTGCGGCTGTGATGACAGAAAAGAGAAACTAAATAAGATATTTCCTTATAATAAACCTGAGTGTTTAGAAGAGGACGAATATAACTATCTAGCAGACTTCTTTAGTAAGCCTAAGACAATGATTAAACCCGACGAACAAAAGGAACTAGTAAAAATATATAACAGGGTTTTACACTACGACTTTAAACCTACAAGCTGCGGAAGCTGTTTTAGAGGGGTGCTCAACAAACTAGAAACTCTATTTAATCAATACCAATGATGTACTACTACATAAAGTTCAACAAGTCAGTAGGAGACATGGACTTAATGCGAGAGGTAATAGAACACGTAAAACACGGACAATATATAATAGACTTCGTAGAACACTTAGAAGACGACCTAGACGTGGAAATAATAGACATAGACAGAGAGCAGTTCGATATGCTTTTAAACATGAATTAAAAGTTAATTTATATTAATTATGGATAAGAGGAAACAAAACGGAGGACACTCAACAAAAAGTAAAGGAGTAGACAAACGTAAGAACGAATATAGAGAAGCCCTACAACTAGCAGCAGATGTAGACGACGTAGTTAGAGTATTACAAACGGTATACAAGAAAGCTACACAGGACAACGATATACCAGCAGCTAAATTATTTTTAGAGTACTACCTAGGCAAGCCAAAAGAAAGCGTAGATATACACACTACAGGGGAAAACGTAGTTAGTTTTAATGACTTACTGAAAGCCGTAAGGAGTGATAAAGATTAACGAAAAGTATTTAGTCTTAGATAATGATTCGCGCTACTACATTTGTACAGGTGGTCGTGGTTCGGGCAAGTCGTTTTCTATTGGATTACTTCTTTGTCTTTTAACTGTAGAACCTAACCATGTTATTCTTTTTACTCGTTATACTTTGCGCTCAGCTGGTATATCTATTATTCCCGAGTTCTTGGAGAAAATAGAGCTACTAGGCTGGCAGGATAGATTCCATATAACCAAGGACGAAATAATAAACAAGCAGTCGGGCAGCCGTATACTATTCAGAGGTATTAAGACAAGCTCAGGAGACCAAACAGCTAACCTCAAATCTTTACAAGGGGTAACAACTTGGGTCCTCGATGAAGCAGAGGAGTTAACCGATGAGGAGACCTTTGATAAGATAGATTTAAGCGTAAGGGCGAAAGGAATACAGAACAGGGTAATACTAATAATGAACCCTAGTACAAAAGAGCATTGGATATATAACCGTTTCTTTGAAGTAAGGGGAATACAGGAGGGAAGCAACGTCACAAAGGGGGACACTACCTACATACACACAACCTATCTAGACAACTTAGACAACCTCAGCGAAAGTTATATTAATCAAATAGAGAACATAAGAACACGAAGACCTGAGAAGTTTAAACACCAAATACTAGGTGGCTGGCTCGACAAAGCAGAGGGCGTTATATTTAGCAATTGGACGATAGGCAAGTTTGAGCAAGCAGCTCCGAGCGTATACGGGCAAGACTTCGGATTCTCAGCGGACCCGACTACATTAGTAGAGACAAGCATAGACAAGGCAAACAAGAAAATATATATTAAACTACATTACTATAAGCAAGCGTTAACAACTTCACAGATAGCAGAATTAAACAAACGATTCGCGGGGAGCAGTTTAATAGTAGCGGATTCAGCAGAGCCTAGGTTAATAAGTGAGCTAAGCGTAAGTAATAACATAGTCCCTACAATCAAGGGGCAAGGTTCAGTGACTTACGGTATTGCATTGCTTCAAGACTTCGACTTAATTATAGACGAGGGAAGTACCGACTTAATCAAGGAACTAAACAACTACTGCTGGTTGGAAAAGAAAAGCAGCACGCCTGTAGATAAATACAACCATGCTATCGATGCGCTTAGGTACGCTGTAAGTTATCAACTAGAGAACCCGACTAGGGGAGAGTACCATATAAGGTAGGTTAACTTAATAAATGGGAGGGGAATAATGTTAAGCGCATAGAGGCTAAGTATACTAGCCACCCCTCTCACTACCGACTTAATACAAAAACACAATTAAACGTATATAATTTATGAAAGTTAAGATACAACTTCCTGAGAGCTTAAGAGAGGTAACGCTCGCACAATACCAGCACTTTTTAGAACGTGCAAAAGGTCTAGGAGAAAACGAGCTAAAGGCGTTAATGGTAGAATGCTTTTGTTTGATACCAGCGGACAAAGTTAAGCTAATAGAACGCGCTTCTGTAGAGGAGGTATGTTTACACTTAGATAACTTATTTATTCAAGAGAAAAGTCTAGTAAACAAGTTCGAGTTAAAGGGCTTCAAGTTCGGCTTCGTGCCTAACCTTGACGAGATGAGCTTCGGGGAGTACGTGGACTTAGATAAGTACATAGGAGACTGGTCTAATATGCACAGGGCAATGGCTGTTTTATTCAGACCTATAGGAACTGAGATAAAAGAGGAGTACACTATAGTACAATACGAGGGGAGTGATGAATACGCGGAACTAATGAAGTTAATGCCTTTAGACGTAGTGTTAGGCGCACAGGTTTTTTTTTGGAATTTAGGAAGCGAGTTACTAGCAGCTTTACCGAGTTATTTAGAGAAGGAGGGGAGGGCGATTATTCAACTAGGGCGCAGTTCGGGAGAAAGTGGGGATGGTATAGCTCAATCTATCAACTCGCTAGAGGGGATGTTAGAAACTTTGAAGCAGTCACTAAGCTCAGACTTTCAACAGCACTCACTTACCTCACTTTTGAAAGCGAGAAAAACAGAATAGAGACAAACGAGATAAAGAAACAATTTAAAAGATGACATCATACTACGACATACTAAACACTATTAAGGCACAGTTAGAAGCTGATGTATTCGTTAACACGGTAACTCAAGGAGATATATTCGACGTTGATTTAAGCAAGCAGACTATCTTTCCGCTTAGTCATATAATGGTAAACAGCGTAAACAGGGAAAGCAATATATTAAGATTTAGTGTTACTGTTATGTGCATGGATATAGTAGACAAAAGTAAAACCGAGACTACAGATATATTCTTAGGCAACGACGACGAACAGGACGTATTAAACACTCAGTTAGCTGTAGCACTTCGTATGCTTGAGATATTCGACAGGGGAGACAACGTAAGAACTTTTAGAATAGACGGAGACCCTACAATAGAGCCTTTTACAGAAAGGTTCGAAAACTACTTAGCTGGATGGGCTGTTACCTTCGATATATTAGTACCTAACGACATGACTATATGTTAAGTGACGAGGTAAAAATAGAGCTTAGTAAATTCGCTAAGGCGGTGATTAAGTCAAGCCGTAGCAACCTAACACGCAAAGGTAAGAACGCGAGTAAGGAGCTTTATAGGTCGTTAGACTTTGATTTAAACGTAACAAAGAACTCTTTTAGCTTAGCTTTTCTTATGGAGGCGTACGGTAAGTTTCAAGACGTAGGGGTAAGCGGTAAAAAGAAGAAATACAACACCCCCTTTAGTTACAAGTCAAAGATGCCTCCAGCTAAGGCGTTCGACAAGTGGACTATTAAAAAGGGGTTAGCTCCTCGAGACAAAGAGGGGAAGTTTATAAGCCGCAAGAGCTTGAACTTCTTAATAGCCCGCAGCGTATATAACAACGGAATAAAGCCTAGCCTGTTTTTTACTAAGCCCTTTGAAGCAGCGTTTAAACGATTACCTGAGGACTTAATAGAGAAGTTTGGACTAGACCTAGAAGACTTTTTAACATTCACAACTAATAATTTACCTAATGGCAACTAGCATATTTGTACGAAGCCCTTACATAGTTAGTAAGACTAGCTCAGTAGGAAACGTCGTAAAAGCGGAACTATATATTTACAATAACCCCTCAAGTGTACCTATTAACCCTACTTATACTTTGAGCAAAGTTATACCTAGTTCAATAGCAACTACAGCGCATTTTGATATAAGCCCTTACTGTAGGGAGTACATTTCTTTTCAGAAGTTTACAAGTGCTTCAGTAGAGACAGCAGCGGGGAACAGTGAGTATTGTAATATACAAGTAAAGGTCTACGTAAACGAGGTACTCGACAGCACTACAGATTATGTAGCTTTTGACGGCTTCGGATATTACGAGCAAGGATATAACCCAAGCTTAGGAGATACAAGCGGGATAACAGACAGCGCAGTATTTTTAGATGAGGGTACTTACTATGTACAGGAGACAGGAAACGGAGGAGGCATCTACTTTAACAACGTCTCTGGTAGTTTAACGCAAGCGGTTTATAATTCAACAGACGCTATAAGCTTAAACAACGGGGTTAAATTCGTGCCTTACGTACACCCTAGCCACATAGGAGTAACTAACATAGTAGAGATTTACGAGGCGGGCTTCCCTGTACGCACTTACACCTTTGAGCCTATATGTGAGCCTAAGTACACGCCTTTAGTATGTGACTTTATTAATCAGTACGGGGTATGGCAGCAAATTATTTTCTTTAAAGCAAGCGAGCGTAACTTCGAAGCAACGGGAACTGAATACAACTTAATGCCGTCTAGTATCAATTACGACATTTACGAGAACAGGAGACAGGTATTTAACAGAAACGCGAAAAAGAGCATAACAGCTAACACGGGCTTCGTACCTGAGACTTACAGCAACGTAATGAAGTCAATGTTATTAAGTGAAAAGATAATGCTAGACAATGAGCCTGTAAAGCTAAGAACTCAAAACGTAAAATTACAAGAGCATATAAACGACAAGCTAATTAATTACAGGGTAGAGTTTGAGTACAGCCATAACCAACTAAACTACGTTATATAATGCGGACGGTACAGATATACATAAACGATGAGATACTAGACTTATTCGATGATGAGAATATAGAAGTAAGTTCGAGTATTCAAAACATTAACGACATTGCGAAAGTATTTACCGACTTCTCGCAGCAGTTTACTGTACCCGCTTCTCCGCGTAACAATGAGATATTTAAACACTACTATCAGAATGACGTAGAGGACGGCTTTATAGCCAAGGAGAGACAGCCAGCGAGGATAGAAATAAACTACACGCCTTTTAGAAGAGGTAAGATACAGCTAGAGGGTGCTGAGTTAGTAGAGGGTGAAGCACAACATTACAGTATAACTTTCTATGGTGATGTTGTTACGCTTAAAGACCTTTTCGGAGATGACAAGCTAAGAGACTTAGACTATAGCAGTTTGAGTTTTGAGTATAACTATGCGAATGTAAAGAATAGTATTGTTTCGACTGCTGAGGAGGATATACGTTTTCCGCTTATTTCTAGCGAGCGAGTTTGGGAGTACGGAGACCTTTCGAGTAACGATATAGAAACAAGTGCGGGGGCTATCAATTACACCGAGCTACAGCCAGCGGTTAGAGTGCCTAAAATTATCGAAGCAATAGAGGACACCTACGGCGTTACCTTTACAGGGAACTTCCTAACAAACGACAGATTCAAGAAACTTTATACATGGTGGAAAAATGCGGACGCTCCTACTTTTAACGTAACGGCTTTACCTTTAGCTTTTAACCCTAGTAACACTACTTGCATAACTGAGTTTAACGGACAGAACGCAGGTATATTTACAAACGAGGTAAGGGTGAACTATGTAAACTTAAACCTTATTACGCCTAACCCTCCTAACTTTATTAACTGG